GGTAAATTTAGTAAAACAAACCGATAAGTTCATTAACAATGTAGGTGTGGATGCGCCAATATTTGAAAGCGGTGGGGAACATTTTAACAATTTCGTTTTTTGCCGTTCAATGGTAAGTAATTAATAGTTTCAAGCGGTGTGATTGTTTCTCCTTTCACGTTTTTATCTGAAAAAAGATTAATCTTTGTTTCCGCTTGGCGTTTGTAATCTTGGATAATATTGTCTTGGATTAACTTTGCTTTTACGTATGATCTAAAATCTGTTACGTCTTTATCGGTTAAATCCAATACTAACGGCTCGAATCCAATACTATTTTCAAAACAATGATAACGCACTTTGAACTCGAATCCGTATGTTTTAAGCCCGTAAATTAACCATTGGTAACCATAATCCATAAACTCGGACAAATCGCCTAATTCATTAACTACTCGTGGCGCATCTAATAAAAAACCGCTTTCATTCGGAAACTCCAAATCATTAACTCCACCAAAAAAGGTATTTTTAGCGTAGCGTGAACCCTCTTGTTTTAGAGTATATTCCCAACCATCCCAACCAATCGGTTCATTGATTTGGTAAAGTTCATCTGGTGCAAAATTAACAAACTCTAAAAAGTGGGTAAATGCGTTAGTATCAATTGGGTTATTTGCCATTTGTTAAAATATTTTTCCTATTCCTTGCGCCCGTCTGTTTGCGTACTCGATTGTTTGATTTTCTGTAACACGGGATATTCTAGCCCCGTTTTGGTCGTAATTGAATACTATTCCGTCCTTGTTTTTTATTACGTCTATTAGCGGTTGTAAATCAATTTTAGGCGTGTTTACTTCAATATTGGGCATTGAAATTCCGTTATTGTTTAGCATATTATTCAATGAATTATCAAACATAAGCACATCCATTGTTTTCTCTGCGTTGAAAACCTTATCTCCTTTATTTAAGTAAGTAAGTTCCGCTCCTTTATCACTACCTAAACTTTTAATGTTTCCTTTGCTATCCGTGATAATTTCACGGCCTCGCTCTTGTGTTAATGCTAATCCTTGCGGTGCGTTATCCGTACCCGTCCAAAATTCGGGTACTTTCTGACTTGCTACTACACCTAATTGAACTGCGGTCAATGCGGATGTAGCTAATATTAAAGGTAATCCCAATGGTAGCGGTGTACGTGCTAATGTAGCAATAATTGCTTGCGCTCCATTTATCGCAATATTAAATAATGCCTGTGCTTTTTGCGCTTTAAATTCACGTTTGCGAATACCTTTTTGTTTTTCTTCGTATTGTCTTTCTATTTCTTCTCGTGCTGATGCTGATTCCCCTGCAAATTGCAAAGCCACTTCTTTTTCTTTTGCTAAGTTATCGTACTGCGATTGAAAACGTTGATTTGATAGTTCTGAAATAAAATTAAATGTTTCTTGGGCGATTTCAGCAATAGTATTAAAAGTTACTGCGAAATTTTCGCCAAAACCTAAAATATCATCGTTCAAAGCTTTAAATAATGTAGGAAAACCCGCTTCGCTAAAAAACTCACTTTGATATAACTCTAACGAATCCTTTATAGCTTGGTTGTATTTATCTAAACTTTCTTTCGTTAATTTAAGTGCATTTTCATTTTTAATAAATTCATCGGTTGCCAACATAGCGGATGTTGCTAAGTCTTTATACCCGTTCTTAATATTGTCAATACTTGTTTGAACACCATCAATAACTTTTTGATACATTTCCCATTCTGCATTGTTTGTTGAGTTAGCCATTTGCAACTCCTCAATCATTGCTTTTTCTTCTTCTAAGGAACGGATTAAAGAATCTACTTTTTCTTTTGTGAGTTCGAGTGCTTCGATACGTTCACGACGCATTACTTTTTCTTTTTTACTGCTAATGCTCTCAACGTCTTTTATTTCTTGTTCGGGTTTCAATAACTTTTTTAACCCCTCAATAATACCATTTTGTTTGGCGATTAATTCGTTGTTTATTGGTATTTGTCGTTTAGCGTTTTCTCTTGCTTCAAAAGTAGCATATTCTAAAAAATCTTGTTGTAATTTATTGGTTTGCGACATAATATCTCGTCGCTTTTTACTTTCAATAGCTATTTGTTCGGTAATATATTTCTGTACATCCGATTCTGATTTACCTCTTTTTTGCATTTCTTGAATTGCAACAACAGTCTTTTTTTCTTCATTAGTTGCAATTTCTTTTAATTCTTCGGCTCTTAATTGTTTTTGACTTTTAGCTAATGTATTGACCACATCTAATAAAAAAGAAGCGTTATCCATTATCATTTTTAAACTAGTGCTTAAAACACCCTCGCCCTCTGAAAATGTAGCGACTAATGAAGTCCAACTATTGCCTAAACGTGCTTGTGCGTTAACGATATTATCTATTCGTTTTACATTTTCAATCCCGTAAGTAATTTCTAATTGTTTAGCAAATTTGGGTAGTACATCTGACGCTAAGACTTCTCCATCTTTCATCATTTTACCTAACTGCTTTTCGGTAACACCCATTGCTTTAGCCATGATTCCAAACGCACCGGGTAAAGCCTCTCCTAATTGACCTCTCAACTCCTCTGCTGAAACCGTGCCTTTCGACATCATTTGATTGAGTGCTAAAAACGCTCGTTCGGTTTGCTCTTGAGTTAATCCCATAGACGCACTCGCTTTTGTAACGCTTTCAAAAATATCTTCAATCTCTTGACCTGATATTTTATCTTTTGCGCTTACATAAAATTGAGTAAATTGTTTAGTTAAACCCATTATTTCAACTCCGTACGCTTCTGATATACGAGTCAAAAATGCTTGAGTGCTTGCCATTTTCTCTTGACTTCCGCTAACTTGTAGCAAAGCCATATTAAGCGATTGTAATTGTTTGGTTACATCATAAATATCTTTCGCAATCATAGCAATCATACCCGTACCTCCAACTACGCCAAATGCACTCAAAAGGTCTTTTAAACCACCTATTGCTTTTGTTGGGTAATTACCGACGTTTCGATTAAATACACCAACGGCTTTATCGGCTTTTTTTACTCTTGCATCAAGTTCGGCAAACTCTTTTTGCGCTTGTTTTAAGGTTCGGTTGTATTTTGCTTGCGTTTCATCTGCACGACGGCCACCCGCCACTAAATCTTGTAAATTTTTTTTAGCTTGTTGGTGTTTAGCATTAAGGTTTTGATACGCACCTACTACATTTGAAATAGTACGGGCGTGTCGGTCACTTGCTTGTGCTAACGCTCTTTGATTTACAATTTCTTCTGATGTTAGTTTGTTTTGTTTGGCTTTTGCTTCTGTTAGCTTTTCAGTACTAACTTTAAGTGCATCAATATTTGTTTTCTGTTCTTTACTTTGTGTAGAAACTTCCTTTTGAATATTCAAATAATCGCTTGGTAAAACTTTTAGTTGAGCGTTGTATTTACTTAAAGCCGTTGCGCTTTTTTCTAATGATTGAGTATGCGAGGTAAGTATTGCGTTTACCTCTGCGACTGCACTTCCAAAATCTTGTACGTTATTGTTTGCCATTTCTCGAATCTTTTTGCGCTTGTACTTGCTCGTTTGCTATTTCTTTGTAGGCTAGCCATTCGTTAACCATCATTTTTTTAGAATCTAAGGTCATTGATAAAACTCTACTAACTTGCGCTATTTCACGGAATCGGTTTTGTTTTACTTGCTCTTTTAGTTTAGCTTCTTCTTTGAATTTAATTTTATACGTGCTTTCAACACCTCTTACTATTCGGTCAATATTATAAACGTTTGCGGGAATACCATCGAAATAAAGCGGTTTAAAATTCGGTGCAATAATTTGTACAATATTGTAAAATTTTAATTCGTGCGCCTTAAAATCTTCAACACTAAGCACGTCTTTATTTTCTTCTAAATAAGCTAAAGTTTGAATAATATTATAAAGCGTATTGATTTTGTGAAGTAAAGCAATTTGCGATTTTCTTTTGATTAGATAGTTTTTGTTTTTGTTATTGTTTTCCATAACAAAATAATCATCCCACAATTTTAACCATGTTCCATATGCAACCTCTTGTTGCTCACTCGTATATTGTTTAGTGTCGGAATAATCTCTATCTAATAACAAATAATTCCCGTTTTCGGTAATATCCCAAAACGTGAATAAAATTAAATCGTCGTTGCTTTTAATTAAGTTCATACAGAAAATTCTTTTATATGACAATATTCAGCACCTTTTTTAAGTTTAGGTTTGATATCACGTTTGAAAACTACTTCAAAACTTGATTCTCTAACAAACATTAGCGGTTTGTTTTCTCCTAATCGATACGCATAACGCACTATTCCATTTTGTCGGTAATCTTCTTTAAATTTAGCCGTCATAGCTAATTCATTGCCTTTTAAATCCTTTTCACAAGTAAAACAAGCCATATTAATATTTTTTATAAACGTTATTAAAAATTGATTCTAATGCAAATAATTTAAGGTCGTTTAGTAATTCGTGGCTTTCTTCATCTGTCAATCCAAATTCTTCAAAACCGTACTTTTTACCGATTTTATTATATTTTTCATCGAGTGACCATATTTCAAACTTATTACCCGATAACACTTTAATTTGTAAGTTATCCGCTAAATCCCCGTAAAGAAATAAATCGACATTTCCGTTTGCTAATGGATTAATTTCCATTTTAAACATTCGGTATTCTGCACTTGCGTATGTTCCTATTATCCCACCATCAACTGAATTTCCATATAGCCAACGTCTTTTAACGTGGTTTACAATTGTCGGAGTATTTAAAAATACTAAATCGCCAAAGAACTTATTTAACGTTGATTGCTCACGTTTAATATTATTTAGTATTGGTTGTAAGTAATCCATTAAACAAAAATACTAAATTAATTCATTATAAATAAAAATAAGCCACCTATTTTATTAAGTGGCTTATAGTTTGTCATTTAATACTGAAATTAAGGAACCGTTACAACTACACTTTGACCCGAAAAGAAATTTCCGTCCGTATCTTCGGCCACCGAAAAAGCACCATCACGTAGTTTTGGAGCGATTGTATCGGTTGCTACTAACGCTGGAGAAACTACAAAATCAAGTTTGTCGGTTGTTGAATTGTAAGTTACGGTTGAAATGGTGGTTACACTTGTTTGTTCGCCACCCAATAGCCAATTTGCCGTTGCATCCAAAGAACTAAATCTTTCATCTGCGTTGTAAAGGTTTGCCACATACAATGAAAAAGCCGTACCCGCTACCAACGGAGTAGTAACATTAACTGTAACATCAATTACTCCGTCCAATTGATTAAGGTCAACTCCCAACTGCTCGTAAGTATAAAAAGTGTAACGTGTGTTAAATTCTTCGGGTTGGTCAAATTGCACCTTCATTGTAGTCATTTCCAAATCCGTCCCTTGTTTGAAACGTTTTGTTTCAACGTCAACCATCGATACCGAACCGCCTTTTAATTTAGTGCCGTCGATATTGTTCCAAAATAATACGCCTTTTGTGAAATACATAAGCGCATCATATTTCCCTTGTGATTTGTAAGCCCACGCTTTTTTATGGAAGTATGAGTTTTTAGTAAACATCATTCCAAAGTAAGGTTTTCCATCACGTACATTTTGCATTATTCCTAACGCTGATGTATTTATTTCGTTTTCGGGTGTGTCTTGGGTAAAATCATAAAAGTTTGTAAACTGATGTAATTTTCTGCCTTGAATCAACTCTTTTAAAGTTGTTGCGAATACTGACGAACTTGTTAAAGTTGATTTCGTGATTGTTGTGCCTTTATTTAAAAGGCCAGCGCCTACAAAATCCCCAAAGTCCGACAACTCACATTGTCCTGAACCCGTACCAATTGCATTTAAAACGCAATCGCCATATTGATAATCTAAAACTGCCATATTTTCTTTTTTTTATTTAATTAATACAATTTGCTTTTATTCTCAATTTAAAATCCACAACCAAACAATCTACTAAGTCAATATTGATACTTTTTTCATCTTTAGGGTTTGAATTGCTTAAATTTTTAGATGGCTCAACCCCGTAATTAGGAATAGTTCTTAATTTAAATTCAGTTGCTTTTTCTGAACTAACCACATCAACAAATAAATGTTTTGTAATTTTGTCCTTAACCGCATTCCAAACGGGTTCTAAAATTCCCTCATAACTATTGCTACTTCTCCAATCGTTCAATTCTGCTAAACGTGTATCTTGCATAATCACTAAACGTGCATCCGTTGTGTACCATCCTTGAAACTCCGTGTACTCATTCAAAACATACCAAACTAATGGGTATTTTTCGGGAGTGCTTCGGGTGTTTTGGTTTGCAATCCACGCTAACAACTCTTTTTGGTCGCCATACCAATATTTAATTGCAGTATTTGGTTTGGCAACTCCTAATAAAACCGTATTAGCGGTTAAATCAGTAAAAAGGCGCTTTAATGCGTTTGCGATTATCATAAGCCTAAGGGATTGGAGTTACTTTCGTTCACGAACGTAAATAGTTGCGGATTAGGGTAATTTGTCGGATTATCACGTAAAAACTGCAATAACGATACGTAGTTACTATTAATACCGCCGTTGTAGTAATCAACAAAAGTAGCACCGTTGTAAAAACTTACCGATGGAAAACAATAATTATAAGGTAATCCTTGATACATTTCAATAAAGCTATTCCAAATTTGAACTAAGGTGCTTGTTGGGTTTACATTGTTAGCGTTTTTGCTTTGTACTTGGACTTCTCCACCGCTACCCATTGTAGTAACGTTGTCGTTTAACCAATTCCAAAACGTGTAATATGCTAACAAAGAAATCTTAAAACTACCCTCTTGATAGTTTAAACCTCTCCAAACTTTACCATCATACTCTTTACCATTTACTAAGTCTTTCCATTTTTGGTCAGCACCTACGTTTAGCACACCATCTGTAACTTGTGAATTTAATTGAGAAAATAAAACGTTTCCTAAACTCATTTGTAATAGTAACCGAGGTTTTTCATCGCCATACAATGCAAGTCGCTCAGAGTTCCCGCTTTGCGAAGATGAAAGGTTTGGTACTGAAATTTCTCTTGTGAAATTAGCCTCGGTTATTAAGTACATTTGATTTTATTTTTTCGTTTCTTTATATTCTTTTGCGATACCTTGTTTAATGAGTGCTTCGCCTTTAACTCTATGCGGACTTGTAATCATTCCTACTTTGTAGTGTTTAGTTTCTTTTACAATTTCAACCGTTAATCGGTCTTTGTAGAAAATCTTTGTACCCGCTTTAGCGTTTTCTAATAACATTGCCTTACTTGAAAAGGTTGCTACTTCGTTTTTTTTAACATCTGCCATTTTTTTATAGATTTAAATTAATACTCAATTAAACTGCTGGTACTTCAATATCTGTTAAAATATCTGCAATCGCATCGTAAACGATTGACCCGGCATCGCCAGCTTTAATATACGTTCCCATAAACGCTTCTAATTTTTTAGAAACTAAGTTTTTAGAGAAATCGTCGTTTTCGTAACCCTCATCATAGGTAACATCTTCCGCCATTACTAAGTTGAATTTTTTCAAATCTCCAACTAAAATGTGTGTGTCAGGGAATTTGTTATTAAACACAACTTTAACGCTTCCTACCATTGTACCATCAGGAGACACGAAAGGGGGTACGATATAATCTCCCTGAGAGTTTTTAATACCTTTCATTTTGGCTTCCCAAACGGTATTTAATACTGCAGTAAGTTGACCTTTGAAGTTTGCCAAACGAACTTGTGTAGCAACTGCCATAATAACGTCGAAAATGTTAGCGTCTGCGTAGTACTCCGCTAATTGTGTAGGAACAACAAAAGCGGATGCAACACCCGTTGCGGTAATACCCTCTAAATTATTACCCGTACCATCTCCAGTCAATGCTCCATCATCCATTGTTTGCTCCATCAATTCGTTTGCGTGTTCAGCAAAATCGACAACAACACTTGGGGCGTGATTCATTAACCGTTTTGTGAATTTCCAACGTACTGCAACCTCTTTAACTGGTTCTTTTAGGGTAGCCCATTCAGCGTCCGCTAATGGTTTCAATGCGCCCTCTGCAATAAATTCAGCGTCGCCCTCTTCGTTTACACGTGATACGTGCCAAATTGATTCTGTTCCGGGTTGGTTCTTAATTGTGATTAATGGTAAAATACAAAGGTCAGGTTTTGGAGTACTTCCAATTTCCGTGTCGATGTAGTTTCCGAATAAAGGACTAAAACCATTTGTTACGTTTGGTGTAACGTTTGCAGTTGTCATTAATGCGGCCGCTTTTACTACCGTGTTTGCGTTGTAGTGTTTGTCAGCTTCATTCTCTTTATAAGTTTCAACTGATTCTTTAAAGAACTTTACTACATCGGTTTCATTTTCCGTACCTTGTGATTTATTAGCATCTAACAATTGTTTAGCTACCTCGTCGCTTACTTCTGCTTTAAATTCTGTTTTTAAGGTTTCTTTTACCTCTGTAACTTGTTTTTTAACTTCTGCATCAATTTCAGCTTTACGAACTTCGGCCTCGTGTGCCGTTTGGTCTGCTTTGTATTGGTCTAACTGCTCTGGAGTTAGTTTTTCCAATTCTTCTGTTTTTTTGTAAACAAACATAATTTTAATGTGTTTAGATTATACTTAATTTTCTTTTTTCTGTTGGTACTTCTACCAATGGTTGAGTGTCATTTGACGGCTCGATTGTTTCAGAAGTGTCTTCGACGGCTTCTTTATTTTCTAATGTAGGCGTAGCGGAATTACTTCCCATTACTACGGCACTACCCTCAATTATCTTTGCTTCGGTTACAATCCACATATACCCTCTTTCATCGGCCAACTCTTTGTTAGCTACAACGGGATAATATTTATCCCATAACTCTTTGTATTCTCTATCGTAATCTGCTTCAGAATTAATCGCTAATTCAATATTAACGTAACGCATTCCTACTGAATGATTTTTAACCCATCCGTTAGCATATTGTTTTAGCATAAAACCATTACGTAATCGGTCGATAGTGCTTTCAAAAATTAACGCTTCGGTTTTTCCCTCGTATGGTAAGCCTAACTTTTTCCAAGTCATCACTTCAACACTTCCTTTTGCATTGTCGGTTATAACGTGTCCGAAATCTCGATTGTGTTCTTGTAGGTGTAAAAATGTTTTATTATCAGCAACTGATTTATTCCAAATCCCGTTAATATGTAAATCTCCGTGAGAGTCCAAAAAGTTAGTAGTATTAATAACAACTTTTACATCCAATGTATCGGGTAATTCAGATGATGCAATTGCTTTGTCAACGTTGTTCTTTGATACCGTTTCCACATAACCATAGCTAACCGCATCGGCATTTTTAGTAACTGACTTCTTTAAAGAAATAAGTTCTTTTTTGTGGTCGGTTAATGCTTTGAATAGTTCGGTTTTATCTGCGAACTCTCTATTCGGAAATTCTGCTACTTGTATCATTTGTTTACGATTTTATCCTTAGACAATATTTCTTTTTTTTGCAATAAACTTGCTTTGAGTTTTTGATCTAAATCCTTTTTCTCAAGTTGTTTATTTATTTCGTTTATTGATAGTTTAGTACTCATAAATCTGTTTTAATTTATCGGTTATCATTTTCGGTTCCACTCCCAAATCTTTCGCTAATTTTAAACTCTCTAATTCTGTTTTTCGGTTGTTTATTTTCTCTACTTGCTGAATCGCATAACACGGCAAATGATTAAAATTCCCCCGTAAATCTTGCTCGTCTAAAATAATCTCATACGTATCGGTCATTTGTTGAACTTTCGGACTTTCAAAGTACCCTATAAAATTCAATATTGCTTTGTCGTAATTATCGTAAGTACTTCCTTTTGCGATGATTGCGATAATATCCTTACTAAGATTATATAAACTACCAACTTTTAATAAATCACTCTCCCACGCCTCATCAAGTCCTAACTGCTTAATATTTGATACCATATGTTGCATATCGACTTTAGACTTAGTGGCGTTTATTTTGCGCCCATATTCTAAACTTTGTTCAATGCTATTCTTTTCGGTTTCAACCATCGGTTTACTCGATGTATCTTTCGGGTCGTGTTGACCGCTAACTAAAAACTTTTCGGTATATTTTAAATTACTACCTTTTGAACTAAGCGCGTAATCTGAATTAACCGCTATTTGATACAATGCATCCAAACGACTATTCCCTTTTAACCAATTCCCACTAACACCTCCCGACATATCGGTAAAAATATATAGATTTTCAAAGGTCAAAGTATCAACTACTCCGTTAGGGTTTTCATACTTGAACGTGCCTTTTTGTAAACCTTTCTTGTATTGACTTGTAAATGATATTTGACTAAATGCTTTTATCTGTGCTTGTGTAAAATCTAATCCCTGAGGACGTAAATAATAATAAACACCTTTGAAAACATATAAATATGCCGTGCCACTTGCCAACCAAAATCTGTGTTCCCAATATAAATCCGTCCACGTTTGCCAATCGTTAGGCTTTTTCTGTACGCTGTAAATAAAATCCTTTTCTTCTAGCCTATCGTTGTAATACTTATCAATCTTTACCTGACTAAACGTATCGGCCAAAAAACAAAACACTTTTAAAACTGCTGGGTTTTCTAAAACCATTTCCAACTTTTGGGAATCGCTTTTAAATCCTTTCTTTTTACGAGTGAATGCATCCATTATCGAATAAAAGAAATTGCCAGATGTATCACGTTCAACGTAATTTGGTAAGCTATTGTAACCTATATTAAAAAATAAACCCATATATAGCAAAAAATCCCTACTCGATGTTAATCGAATAAGGATTAGATTTAAATTGTGTTGTTTTTACGTTCATTTAATTTGTACGATGCATCTTCACATCGGTTAATTTAAATAAGCTAAACACGGTTCTCTGTTTATTTAATCAAGTTTATAAATCCTACTTGAACTTACTTTATGCAACAAATATATAAATTATTATTTAGATTGGATTAAAATAATGGATTATTTTTAAATAGGAATTATATGACCCGTATTAATCGCTCTTTGCATTCGTTCTTTAGTTAGTTTTTGCATAAAGAATATTCTAAGGTTTTCGCCTTTCAACCCGTTTGGATTGCTTTTGCTTTTCGGTGGTGTTTTTATTAAAAGTGCATTCATAATTATAAATTTTAATAGCCTAAGCTAACTATTAGGTTTTCTTTGTTTTCAAACTTGCTTATTAATTTTTCAAACGCTTCAATATATTCTTTTTTATCAGCTTCAATCTTCATAAAATTGTGTTCTTCTGTTTTTATTCCGTCCGTAATTATCATTTTTAAATGTGGTTGCCAATTCATTTTTTTAAGATTTTGCTAAATTTAAAATACCTCTTAGTTTTGGTTTGGTTTTATGTAACGATAAAAAGTTTTCAATTTCTTTGTCAAGCATCTTATCAATTTTATTCTCAATCTGCTTTATCACTTTAGCCTCTTGTTTTTTATAGTTTTCCATAATCCATTATTTTTTAGTTAAACAAATATACTAATTATTTTCAATATAACGCCTAAACTATATTTATAATCCCCTCTTGTTGTAGGAATAATGCAACGTATCTCGCTGGGTCCATTAAGTGATTATCAGCATCAACGGGTTTATCTTGAACTATTCCGTATCTATCCTTAGCACGTCTGTAATTTTCTTGTTCGTATTTAATGTTTAATGATGTAGAAGTGTAGTAAACTGTTAGGTTATCAAGTAAATCAATACCGTCAATAATACTACCGTCGGGTTTTGAAATACCTATTGCGTTCTCCCATCCATTTTCACGTAGTGCTAATATTTTAAGCGGTCTATTGTTATCGCAAACAATATCTTTATCATATGGAATATTTAACTTTTTAAACAACCACGTAACAAAGCCCTCTTTGTTCTGCTTAATAACATTACGTTCTTGCGGTGTTATTTTCTTATTCCAATCATCTTCACTATCATAATTCAATTCGTGTAGGTAAAGATTATTATCAAAGAATTTAGCCTCTAATATTCCGAAATTATGCACCTTGCCCCAATCCACACCATACAACATTGTGTTGGTTTGCAGTTGTAAATATTCAAAATAATCAATTTCATTCCAATAAAATATACGTTCGGGAATTTCTGCTTTAACACCCAATCCGTAAATATCCCACTTAACAATGTCGGAACTTCTTTTTTCGTGATTAAGAACGCATCGTAATAATTCTCTTAAATGTTTCGGCTCAAATTCCAACGGGTTGTTTTCAAAATCATAATTAAAACAATCTACTTCTTGTATTAATTCATTCTCAACTACAAATGATCTGATTATTGGTTGATACCCTAAAATTTTTGTTCTTTGCTCTAACGGACAAAAAGGGTTGTCTCTAAAAGTTGAATGTATTAAAATTGTTCTTGGGTCTTTTTCTAAATCGTCAGTCCAATGGTCTTTTTTAGGGTTTAAATCAATAAAAACAAAGTCCTTTGTTCTCATATCGATTTGGTCAAACGTGTCTTTTGATATTTTATAAGGCTCGTTAAACCACGCTAAATCTTGCTCTAATCCGTGTACTGCTTCTTCATCGTCTGTTCCATGAATTTCAAATGTGCTTTCGGTATCGTAAGTTATAATGCTTTCGGTTTTGTTAAAATCACTATCAACTTTGTAACGATTAGTAGTTTTTAATCTTTTTAAAGCATCATTTAAAACGGTCTTTTTACAATCTGTTTTAGTATCACGCCAAACAGTCATACGTTTGTTTAAGTTTGAACGTCCGTAGGTGTCGTATAAATCAATTAAGGAAATGGTTTTACTACTTCGTGAACTACCTTTATTGCAAATATATCGGTAACGGTTATAAATTAATTCACTTGGAAAATCTTTATCGTTAATTATTGATAAAAAAGAATATTCTGCGTACTCGTCAAGTTGGTATTTTAAAACATCTACTTCGTATTGAGAATGTAGTTTATAAGTTCCATTATTATCTATAACAAAAAAGTCAAAAATATTATCTTTGACTTTCTTAACGATGTAGCATTTTTTATTGATAGCATCGTAGTTTTTTTTATAAACTATTGTAGCTTGGAAATTCATTTATTCTTCTTCTAAAGGCTCAACGATTGTTACTTCTAAAGTTTTTGGAACTGATATTTCCGTTTTCTTCTGAAAATTATCTTTTTCATAACCGCCTAAATGTTTCATTAGTTTTTCAACCGCATCAAGTTTAGCGATTGTCTTAACACGTTTAGTTTCTCCAATTATTTCGCCACCGCTTCTTAAATGGTCACTTGACAACTCCGAAATCATTTGACGCGCTATTAACGGCATTTCTTTAATTGGCAATAGATTTCCGTTATCATCGTAAAGGTCTGCAATATCAAAACGAACCATACCTGAAAGAACGTTTACTAGTTCATCAATAGTGGCTTTATTGCGTTCATAGGCTTCGGCTTGCAGTTCTTTTATTCTTTGGGTTATATTGGGGTTTGCGTGAAGTAAACAAGCCTCTCTTGCAACGCTATTTGCGTTCATAGCTTCGGCATCATAAGATATACGATAAGCAGTTGATTGATTCATACAAACAACGTAATTTTGACAATACTGTTCTTGCTTATCGGTTAGTACATTATCCATCTATTGGCAAACTTCTTTAAAATTAAAAACATAACCATTCTCATCGGTCTTTGTATCGTCGCCTAAAATCCAATTGTCGCAATTATATTGACTTGCTTTTTCCATAAATAGAAATTGTTTAGGATGTCCTTGATGTTCTTTATAAATAAATTTAAAACATCCGCAGTCTTGTGTTGCTATTGGTTCGGGGTTGCAACTTGTTAGGATTAATAATAAGAATAGGTATTTTTTCATAATTAATGGTTTCTGCAAAATTTGTTAATACATCGTTTTTTACCCCATAATTGAATCCAATACTTGTAAATCATACTGCTTCTACAAATCGTACAAATTGCAACTTGACGAGTTTCGTTTATTACTCTATACGGAAATTCGGGTATTTGTGGTGCTGGTATTCCCATAACGATTCAAATATACAATTATTTTTTAATACGATTAAAATTTATTATTTTAATTTTCTTTTAAGCGGTATTAACATTCTATCCATTCCGTGTTCGCTAAACTTGGTTGATATTTCTCCGGCAAGTTCCCATCCATTATTTTGCATAGCTTTTACATCTCTATTAACCATTATTTGATTACCCTCAAATAAATAAAATTCGTATTTAGGTTTATGAAAAATTCTTTTTATTTTAAACATAGTTTAAGTTTTTTAATATACGTTGTTTTGGTGTGGAAATTATAAATAAACCGAAACATACCCTATTACTTATTCGTAATTATGCTGTTTACACCTCTTAGTTTCGGTTCTTTTTATTCCTACCAGCGTTTAGCCATTTCTGGGGTAAGGAAAATTTGTTTCATTGTTTTTTTAATTTAAAATAATAACTGCTTTATCTTCGTTAGTTTCTTCTTCGTCAAAATAATATGTTCCGTTTGGTAAGTTTGATAGTATTGTAAAGTCTCCTTTTTTCATTTTTCTATACGCTTGCCTATTGTAATTAACTCCATACATTTTTTCAATCACTAAAGTATTTTCTACTTCTTTAAACAAAAAATATTCACAATCAGCAAACCAATTTGAACTTGATCGTATTGCTCTTTGTCCTAAATAATTTCCTTTAGCAATAATAATGTATTTATCTTGTTCTGTGTGCCTCATAATCTATAATTTTAAGTTTTTCAAATACTCCTCAACCACCTCAACCACGTTTTCAAATTTAGCGGGTGTGCGGAATTGTTTGGGCTAATTAATTGGTTTTAAATCTATATTACTGATTTCGTAATTCTTCTCTTTTATTGAGTTAGTTATTAAAGCCTCAAAAAAATTCCCCATTTGGTTTGGTATTTCATTTATTTGCTCAACTTGAACCACAATACCGCTAAAATCTTTATGATTCATAAAAGCAGTATAACTACCTTTATTGTCAATAATTTGAATTTTAAAATCCTCCGCTTTCATAATTAATTTAGTTTAATTTTATTTTTATTTAATACTCGATATAATGATAATTCAAATTTTACTTTTTGGTTTTGCGTTCCGTAACATTTATTTATTTTTTGAATTATACTCCATGCAGTTTTTTGACTAACTCCTATTTGTTTTGCAAGTTCGGTACTGAATATTTGACTACCCTTTGTTTCTAAAATAAATATTGCTAAGAACCATTTTTGTAATGGTATTTTAGTATTATGAAATAAAGTATTGGTCATTACATTGAAATACTTTCCAGTGTTTGTGCATCGGTATTTATTACCTGAACATTTATAAACCTTTGAACGAAAATCAAAAGGACTTATTACGTTTCCGTTTTCCCATCGTAGTTTTTCTAAATGATTTATACATTCCTCTTGACTTGATGCAAAATCAATTACCTCGTTAATGGTATTAAATTGGTGTAACATGATTTATTATTTATTTACAAATATACACAAAATTTATTGTTACAAAACTTTTTTTCATTTATTTTTCACAACCCCTACAAACTCATCCGAATATCCGAATTCAAACGAAATAAATTCATCTGTGCCTAAACGTAAATTCCAATCATGGCGTTAAATTTTTTCCTTACTTCCAATCTTTCGCTTTCGTTGTAGGTTTTGTTTTCTAATTGTAAATGTTTTACTATTGACCTTGCGATTTTGATTTTATCTTTCAAATCATTCTGACTTAATTTAATTAGATTGTAGCGACTTTTTAAACTTAAAACATATTCTTTATGCTCTAATCCGTAAACATCGCTTAAAACGGCTAAAAAATTGATTTGGTCGCCCGATAGGTATTGATTTGCATAAACGGATTGAGCGTAAATATTAAAAAGATTAAATCTTATTGTCGGATTTGAACCAACAGAGTAGAAATGTCCCGCATCAAATTTATCGTTTAATGGCTTTTTAGTGGAATGACAAAATGAATTTTTATCTATTAACCTAACGATGGTGTTAATTTCCTTTTGCAATTGCTTTTCGTAATCGCTTTTAGTCATTAACTTTTCCTTGATTTCCTTTTTTTCTTTTTGCCATTGTTTTGATGCGGTTGCTTTAGTTTTCGTCTTTGCGTGTTTAATAGCGCAATCAGTTGAGCAAACTTTTACGAGTGAGTTGTATTGTAAATACATTCCACCGCAAACGATACAATTTTTATTTTTTGGCTCTTTCATTAAAAATACTGCATTATTTCGTTTTCGATTGTTTCGTTGTCAATACCCAACCATCGACTGATAACGTCTTTTGTTTTTTCGTAAAGGTCGCTAAATTCCACATCATCCATTGATGAAAACGAAATTGATTTCGCTACTTTTAAAACCTCTCCGTCGATTAGGTTTATTACTTCGTTGTACCATCCAGCGGTTATAATTAAATCCCGTCGCATATCTTCTAAAATTCGATAGTCGGATTGATTTTCAAATGCAAGTTTCAAAAGAGCGAAAAACTTTTTATGGAACTTTAAATTTCGTTTCTTCGTGTACTCGATTTCAAACTCTGCGTTAATTGGTATTTTAGCGTAGTTTTCATAGTCTGAATCGTAAACGGGTTGCAAACCTCTTTGGGTTTTTATGACGAGTATTTTCATAATTAAAGGTTCTTTTTATTTAATTTATATTTTTCAATAGCGAGATGTCTAATTGTTAAATTATTACCTACTAAATCATTTATTGTTTTAATTTGTTTTCCATTCAAAGAAAACTTATTGTTTTTATGTAACAATATAATAACTCCTTTCTTATTGGTTATAGCGTTTCTGCCTATACATAATTCAAATTCATTAAATACAATATTTTCTTTTGCATCTTCTAATTTTTCATTAAAATTATCCAAAGCTGAATCACACTTACTGCCCTCACAACCTATTGAAAAAGATGATGCGCCTCTTTTATTTTTATCGTAATTACAATAATTGCATAGGATTTCATCTATTGGGTTTTCTAAAATATTTCCATCTAAATCACAAGCAATAAACATCGATAGAGATAATTCTTTATTTAAAAAATTTTCCATACTAATTACACTTTTGAGTTATATCCTAAATCCTTTTTCGCTATTTCAGTTTTAATCGTTTTACGTTGATGCCATTTATCGCCTCTTAGTTCAGGGTTTTGCTCTTGTACTTGACGGCTCAATCTTGTTAGCGTTTCGATTGATGGTATTTCTTTTCTGATTAGCATTTTAAAATAATCCGCTAATGAAGTATAATAATCAATTTCGTGAAATGTTATATAATACCATTCGGATAACTCTGCGTTATCATCTCTCGTTTCTTTCCTATCGGTTAAAACCTGTTGTACTTTGCTTTTGATTGTTTTGAATTGTGTTCTCATAGTTTTTTAGTTTAAGTTGATAATGAATAAATGTTTTATTTTTTCGTATTTCTTTTCGTAAATTTCAAATGTAATATAATCAATTTTACCATTTATAAAAGCCTCAGTAATTTTATCGTGCCGTTTAATTAGTAGGTTGATAGTTGGATTAAAAAGGAACTTCATCGCTCTGCTCTTTATCAAAATTTATTTCATCAAACACCGTTGTTAAATCTTCAATCGCTATCATTGGAAAAGGCATAGCTTCATCAATAAAATTTTCTTGTGTTGGTTTTTTAGTCAATAGGTTTTCAGTTTGTGGCTCTGTTCCTATTTCGTAATAACGCCCCGATGGTTTATGATATTCAAAATCTACACTTGCCCCAATATCGCCCTGAAAGGTAAACTTTGTTTTAAGATTCGTAAAAGTTGTTTTCGCTTCATCGCCAAACGTTCTATAAATACAATATCCGTCGTGCGTTTGGTTTCTAAAATCGGCACTACCTGAAACATCGTACAAAGTTGGTTGTTCATAGTTTCCGCCCTCTAATCGTTTCATCTTTGTAGGGTGTGCAACCACAATGATAAGAACGTTGTTTTGTTGTGCAAACTGCGTGAGGCGTGAAAGTGTTTTAGTTATGTTTTCTCGTTCGGTTCGGTTTCCCGTAAATTCAACTTTATTCCACGCATCGACTATGAAGATATTTATACCAAACGAATATATTTGCTCTCTGAATTTTTCAAACACCCAATCCCACGTTGCAAATTCGCCAGCCTCAGGACTTGTTAAATATAATTTTTGATTTGCCCAATTATGAAATTCCATTATATCTAACTTTGAAAGTTTAGGCGTTCCCTCAACCTCAAAGAAATAGTTTTTACCAATGACCTTTTGAACAAAAGTACTCATATGTAATTCTAAAGGTTGATGCTCAGGACTGAAAAAACTTGCTTTGTAATCGTTTTCTAAAAGATAGTTAAGTACTAACCATTCAGTAAAGTTTGATTTTCCGTGCGATGGTATTCCCGTTCCAATACAAAGGTGGCCAAACATTAATTTAAAAATCTTATTTAGTAAATATAGATTTTTGTTTTTAATCTCAATACAGTTTGGCAATCCGTTTTCGTGAAGTTCAACCATTTTTTCAAGTAAGTCCTCTGTTGTGAAAACTCCTGAAACGGGGTATTTTTTTCGATTGTAAATTGATGTTTGTAAAACCCCTGATTTTAAATCGTCGTTTGCATCCTTACCATCAAAGATAATTCTTTCACATCGGTAACGGCCTAAGCGCTGAGCGATTTTTTCAGCTACATTGTTTCCGCTTTCGTCGTTGTCAGTTGCTATGTAGAATTTTTTAATGTCCTTGATGTATTTTTCGGAGTTTAACCAATAGTTATCGTTATCGTTTGCTCCGTTCGGAATTGATATAACATTTTTAATTCCGATTTCATAAAGTGCAAGTACATCAAACTCGCCCTCGACTATGTACGCCTCATCTTCTCCAATGATTGAATTGATATTATAAAAAATTGGTTTCCCGTTTTTTGACTGCGTGAACTTCTTACCGCCTGAACGATATTTTTTGTTTACCAATACATCACCCTCAAAGTAGTTGAAAACAATATTATTTACTTCCTTGTTGATTGATGGTTGATAGTATTTTTCCTCTGTTACCTCAAAATGTTTTAAAGTAAATTGATTTATTTTTCTATCGGTTTCGCAATGTTTTACAAGTGCATCTGATAACTCGGTGTAGTTTCGCCACTCTTGACTTGGCAAAGTGTAATTATTACTTAAAACCGATTTAGTTACGCTATCTCGAAAGAATAAAGCATTACAACCATCGTTAAAGCATTTAGCCGTTCCGTTATTAAACCAAACCATCAAAGATTTATCCGCTTTGTTTTTACGGGTTTCTGTACAGATAGGGCATTTTATTTTTGCCGTTCCGCTTGTCTTATTAGTCTCTATTAAATCCCAATTTTGAATATTTGCCATAATTACGCTGGACTTAACCATTTTTTTACGGGTTGTGTGCCTACTTTGTTTTCGTCTTTAAACCATACGCCTCGCATTTTCTGCTTCCAATTTTTTACCTGATTACCTTTGCTATCTTTCCAATCAGCAACCGCATAGTATTCAAATGATTTTTTTGCAAGTTCTTTAGTATAACCATTTTCAGTAAAGTAGGTTTCAACTTCTAAAATTGTGGGCGGGGTAAACTTGTTTACTACTCTTTTTTCTTTTATTATCTTATCTCCTTTTATCTCCTCTCCTCTCATGGCATCGGTTTCGCTTTGCGGATTTAATGCGGTCGCATTGCGCTCGCTTTGTTCCTTTTGTTTACGGCGTTTTATCCAACCATCTTTTGCATTTTTACTATTCTGTTTACTCGTATCTTCAAACTCGTTAAGTTGTTCCGATAAGAATTTAATAAAAATATTACCCTCTAAAACCTCAATTATTTTTTCATCGCAAAGCGGATTTAATGCGGTCGCATTGCCACCGCATAATTTATTAATAGCAAGTTTTAAAGGAACATCGCCTAACCTTGACCAATACATACTACACAAGTCAATAAACAATCCTTTATCCTCTCTAGATAACATTTGTATATTTCCGTTTTCCCATTGGTTCGGTTCAAATTTAAAGTAAGGAAGTTCTTTAGCCATATTTAAACCTCGCTTTCTTTTAAAGATTTTAAGATTGCATCAACTCTTTTTAAACTATCTAATAAACATAATTTTTGATATTCTTTTCGTTTTAAATAGGCTTTCAATGCTTCTTCTTTTGTATCAAAAGCATATCTGTTATTTGAGTTTTTATACATTCTTTTTCCAGTTGAACTGAAAGGAACATACAACAAATAAGATTGATAAGTTTCTTTAATTATAAGCATTTTATA